GTGTCTTGACACCCGTGATCACTTTTGTCGGATTCATAATTTTTGCCATGATGTGTTTTCCTCAACTTTCCTTAAAATCTTCTGCTGCGGTATTCATCACAGGCCGCTTGTCGCTCATCGGAGCGAGGGTTGGTTTTCCCTGCGGCTTGACAACGAAACCTCCGAGCAGTTCCTCAAACTTACTTTTTCCGAGCAGACCGGTCATCGCCGTAATCCCGAGCAGTTTCTGCTCATACGGCTCAAAACCCGCTTCTTTGACAATCTTGGCGACCGCCGCCTCGTCGGTGTATTTCCGATTCGAGCGACCTTCCACCAGTTTCCAGTCCGTCCACTGCTTTCCTTGGATTGCCCGCTGCAAGGCGTACTCCTTGATGTCGCTGACCCATGCGGCGATCATGTCCGCCTTTGCAAGCACCGCTTCCACCTCGGTATCTTCCAAGGTCGGCGGCATCTCGAAGTCATACTGGGCGAGTTCCAGATTGTACTCTGCCCGCTTACGGCAGGTCGCCTTGATTTTGCAGAACTGACAGTGCGTCCCTGCACAAAACTCGCCTTCTCCTGCGTGTGCCAGCTTTGCTGCAGGTACGAGACTGTCTTGTGCCCATGCCAAAAGGTCGGTTTTCGAGATGATGAACTCCGAGATGTTGGCGAGACGAGGTTGGAAGATCACCATCCGCACCTCGTCAATATCATACAAACCGTCGAACATCTGGATGCACCCAAGCGCGTAGCACATCATCTGCGGATTGTGGTCAGCACTGACCTCGATGCCTTTGCCATGCTTGTAGTCCACAATGCAGACGGCATTACCGGAGATAATGAGTGTATCGGCTGTACCGAAACCATCCGGCACGAACGCCGAGAAATCCACGCGCTGCTCGACCGACACCATTGTGTCCTTGCTTTCGGCACGGAACTGACCAACCAACTCCGTTACGAACTGGCAGTATGCCTCGGCGCACTCCTCCATCTCAGTGTCATAGGAGGCGAGATTCTTGGTCGGATCGCGTACCCGCTCACCCAGAGCCTTGCGAAGTTTGTACTCACAGAGCGTATGTGCGTCTGTCCCTTGTGCGGCATACTCACTTGGCGCATCAGACTTTTCCGCATTGAGCCGTGCCGACGGTGGACAGGCGATCCAACGTGCGGCAGAGGAGGCGGAAAGAACGGCATGCTTACGTGCCAATGCGCTCACCCTCCTTCAAGAGTGCCGAATACTGCTCCGGTGCAATGTCGCTGAGTTTGTTTGCGCCGAACTTTGCGATCAGCGACTTGACTGCGGCACTGTGCCCTGCGACGGAGAGTTTCGCGAGTACGGCGCGTACCTCCTCGAGTGTCAGTGTAGGCTCCTCCGACTCAGCCGTCTTAGAGAGCGTATCGGCGATACGGCTCAGCGTCGCGGCGCACGCCCGTAGTTCCTCGATGACCTTTTCCATGCGTCTTTCCCCCTTTGTCGGTCTGCGCGTGACGGATGATCTTCCCCGCCAGTCGCTTCGATACCACGCTGATTGCTGTCAGAAGACCAATCAGCTCTACGTCATGATTGCTCATGGGAGCGTCCTCCTTTCCGGGGAGCTTTTCCGCTCCCTCTACTACCCCACTGGACACTTTTGGGCAATATGGCCGAAAGTTTTTCAAAAAAATCTCCCGATGCCTGAAAACATCGGGAGATCCTTGTCAATCAGCGATAGTCCTTGAGCTTCTGAGCGAGCCTTTCCCGAAGCTGCGCCCACTGGTAAGCGAATGTGTTCCTCGGAATACCCATCTGTTTTGCCGCCTCACGCTCGGAAACGGTAGACACGAGTTCCAACATCCTGCGCTCACGAGCATCGAGCTGCGCAAGCTCTCGAAGGAGTGCAGAGAGCAGTTCCGCATCGGCAATGATGTCCTCCGGGAAGCCTGCGTCACCTGCGATGATATCAATCAATGCGATGTTCTCGTCCATTCCGGAGGGAGCATGCAGGTGAAACAGCAATGGATCCGGGACACGATAGCGGCAGCGGTCACAATCGCCATCGCATTTCCAGAGAAATTGTCGTGGACAGCAGCACGCGCCGCTCCGTTGAAGCCGTTTCCGCTTGCTGTTGATTTCCCGATAGGCTTTCATGTAGAAATCCCTCGAGACAGGGACGAGTGTCACCTTGTCGGCATTGACTGCGTCACGGACGGGAAAGCGAAGTGGAGTTTTTTTAACTTTTTTTGACATAAAATCGGACCTCCGTCCAACAACCGCCGAGGTTGTGAAGGGACGGAGATCCGCTGTTGATGCCGGCGGTCGTGCAAGATGCAGAAATACACCCGTTGCGGGAATAGACTCCCCGCCCCAGATTGCACCTGCCGTTCGCTGGCATGGCTTCCATATTCGGTTATGCCACCGCTTCCGTAGCGAACTGCCCTTAAATGCGCATGGGCAACACTTCCACGGTGACGGGCAGTTTAACGTCATGCCGGGGACAAGCAAATTTTTGTTTTATGTTCGTGTCCTTTCTGCCTTTTGTATGTGTAAAATGATCTCACATATGAAGTGTAGCATAGTAATAAATTTTGCCCGTTGAAGAAAGTTCAATAAGAATCTATCCCTATATGTGAATCTGAATCCAGTTGAATATGGAATTACCTATCACCTAAGATGTTTTCCGTTGGATAAAGTTCAATAAAAAATTTTTTGGTGAATATATCCCTAAAAAGACATAAAAAAAGACCAGAGATTCGATTAACAAATCTTTGGTCAAAAACAGTCAAACGGAGAATTTCTATTTCCGTTTTCTTGGCTTTGGATTTTTTATAAGATTACTATGTCCATCGGCTTTTAAGTCTTCCAGAATATCATCATAATCTGTTGCCCAACTAACTGTAAGAAGCTGATGATATATACTATTAGACTCGGGCGGCATGGACGGATTAACAGATAAATGTGCGCGACTTAACATTGCATCGCTGACAGCAAACGGAATATGGATCCCCAAGCAAGCCGATATTACATTCTCTATAGTGAGATTTTTCCCTTTCCACATATTTGCTGTGGTTTTGTTGTCTATTCCCGTGGTGCTATATAACATATTGGCACTACAGCCACATATTCTGCGGCTCATTAGTTCCCGTAGAGAAGGACCGAATTCCAGGCCATAAATTTCTTCAAGCATCCGCGTTTTAATTTCACTTACCAGACCATACCGCTTCAATACCCCCTCCATATTTGTTACCTTATCAGAATATCTAAATGTCTTGTCCGCATTTTCTGGCGGCAACTTTATATAATGCAATTCACCGTTTTCATCCGTAATAAATTGCAGGAAGTATTTGTCAGTATAACATTCGTTATCTCCCTTATCATCCTTGTCATCGCTGGCACGATTATATCTAGGTATATCGTTTGCTGCTATTTCATAATTGTCATCATAGATGTCGATTGAGTTGTCATTTCTGTCACCCCCAGTTGGTTTATTGATTTTCCCTTTTGCATAATCACTTAATCGAATATTTCCATCTGCGTCCCTTACAACATATTTCTCGTCAAAGAGACAAACTTTTCCTTCCACATAAACAAAGTTTCCCGATTTCATAAGATCGGATAAAACGGGGCTTTTCTTACACCATGAATTGAGCATTTGAGAACTGATTTTAATTACGGTCTTTTTTTCACTCAAGTCATCATCGCAATTATCATCACTGTTCCCATCCCCATCATCGGCGATCGATCCATTTTCCACTTTTGCCGTCGGCAAAAAATCCGATACATTCTCAAAAACATCATGTCCTTCGGTCAAGAGGAAATCGCGCAAATAATCATCCACACGGATTCTTAAATCCGGTTCTGCAATTTCTGCCCTGTCCACAATGGAAAAGAACCGCCTCGCTTTGAGCCAATCGACAGTCTTAAGCAAATCTTCAAAGCGACCAAAGGCATCAATATTACTTTCAGTCACCTTTGTACGAAGGAGATTTCTGAGTTTTTCCTCATCAATTCCAAGCCTACGAACGATGCGTGTTATCCGCTCATTCTCAGCAGATTCCTTGTAGTTGCTGATATATTCGAGAAAGGATTTTCCATCCGTAATGACAACATTTCCATTATGGAGATCGCGAAGGAAAAGATTCGCATATTTCTGCTCCTCCGCAGGCAATCTGGCAAAAGACTTGTGAAGTTCTTTCAATGTCTTTTCCATTTGTTTGGCATCTGCCTCATCCATCATTACCAGTTTTAAATATTTTGAGAAGCGAGAATTCATATAATCAGAGTCAATGGCATCCGTTGGAATCGCTATCAAATGGGTGTCGATGTCGAAGGGGACATCGTCGCCCCTCCCGCCACGGCCACCGGAACATAATTCTTTGTAGCGTTGCACCAAGGTCAAATATTCTTCTTCGGTAAAATTAACATCATATTGCCATTCGCCTTCATCCTTACCCAAGTATGATTGTTGTCCCCAGTGAAATCCTTGAATTGATGCTGCCTCCAAGTATGTATTGAATTCCTGAAACAACTTGGCAAATTTGGCACATTCGGCTTTTTCCTCTGGCAACGCAGCAAAATCAGCGATACCAGCCCCCTCAAACAAATCACGCATTTCATCGAATACGCGATTCATATTCTCCAGATTCTTGGGCAGCTTATCAACAAACAGCCCAATGGGTACATCACCGGAATATGCTTTGACGGCCTCTTCGATGTTGCGCGTCATCAAATACGGGCGTCTATAATATCGAATCACACCGAAAGGTTTGTCCTCGCCGAATAGGCGATTGGTGCGGGAAAATGCCTGTATCAGATTTTCGTACTCCATCAGCTTGTCCATATAGAGCGTGTTAATCCACTTGGAATCATAGCCGGTAAGCATCTGATTGACCACAATCAGAATATCAATCTGTTCTTCTTTTTTTATGTTGTTGTAAGGCTTCTTATGGGCAAGACGAAGCTGCACATCCTCCCTGAACTTGTCATAGGAAGGAATCGTAAATTCCGCTTTGTATCTCTTCCGATAATCTTCCAAAATCTCAACGATGCCGTCTTCCTTCTCCAACGTCCCGCCACCCTCATTATCAATATTGGGGTCAAATACGGCTGTGATGGCTAGTTCCGGCAACATGATCTTAGCCATGCGATAATATGCCACGGCCTCCGGGATGCTGTGGGTGGCAAAAATGGCATGAAATTTCCCGTTTTGGCTGAGGACTTTCCACTCCCTTTTTATATCCGTGAGCACGGCCTTTTTATGGACATCACGAGTATATTGGGAATTAGGAACAAGTTCCTCTATGCCCTTGATGTAGCGATTTCCTCTCTGGAATCCAAGCATGGGTACAAGCGACCGATTCATATATCGGTTATACACTTTCGCCTTACGCTTATCAGCCAAGGCTTCCTCCACGGTTGCGGCCTTAGCTTTATGTAGAGCTACGGAAAGCCTTAAATCACGGTCTTTGTACGTCAGCACCATATAGGGATCAAAGCCAAGCACATTTTTGTCCCGAATGCCGTCGGCCAAGGTATAGCGGTGCAGCTCATCACCAAAAATGGACGTGGTGGTGTTGTTTTTCTTGCTGTTCACCTCGTGAATAGGAGTGCCGGTGAAGCCGAAAATAATAGCATACTTGAACGTGTCCTTGATGTTCGTGAGCATTTCCCCGAAGGTGGAACGATGCGCTTCATCGATGATGATGACAATTTTCTTGGCAGCGATTTTTTCAAGATCGGCAGTTTTGATGCGCTCGTTGTCCTTGGTAATATTGCTGAGTTTTTGAATAGAGGTCACGATGAGGGAGTTTTCCGGAGCATCACTCTTCAGTTTCGACAACAGAACATCGCCGTCCTCCGTCCCCTGTACTTCGATACGGTTTCCAGCAAAATCTTTATAATCGTCCAACGACTGCTTGCCCAGTGCCTTTCTGTCCACCAAGAAGATGACTTTGTCGGCATCCTCGGAGCTGTTGATCAGCTGTGCCGACTTAAAACTGGTAAGGGTCTTGCCGGAGCCAGTGGTATGCCAAACATACCCGCCTAGTGGGTTGAGGTCGCGCCAGTCCTTTTTGGTCACCTTATCCGCAATTTTCGTAGCAGCGTAGTATTGGTAGCTACGCATGACCTTCAGCGTATTGTCCTTTTCGTCGGCAATAGTGTAAAAGCCGATAAGAGTGTGTGCCATCGGGATGTTCAAGAGGTGGGTGACCACATCTTTCCAATCGTTGAGAGGATTATTATATTTGTCAGCCCAATGGAAATAATAGGCTTTGTTGAAAGTCCCATCCGGACCGGGGTTGGCAAAATACACGGATTCCTTCGGCTGCATGGCTACAAAAACTTGAACCAAAGAGAAAATCCCCGTAAATACGCCTTCATGGGCATATTTCTCGATCTGATTATAGGCTTGGCTGACGGGAATGCCACTCCTCTTCAATTCCATGTGGATGACGGGCATTCCGTTAATGATAAGCATGAGATCTCCACGTCGGTCGGGAAGAATATCCGATTTTGTCTTAAATTGCGGCTGGCGAGCAATCTGATAACGGCTCCGCCCAAGAGCAATTTCGTTTTGGTCGTAGATATGGAGGCTGACCTCCTTACCGTAGTGTAGTGTGTCCTCCGGATTATCCCGGCGCACGGATACGCTTTTCCCGTTGATAAAATCATTAAGCCGCCACGGGGTACGCAGGTTATAGATTTGCTCCATAAGCTGCTGCATTTCGCCGTCTGTCAAAGGACAGTCATTGAGGGTATCTTGTTCGCGGTTATTTTGAAAGAGAATGTCCGCCCAGTTGCGGATAAGTGCCTCCTCTGTGGGATAATCAAGGGTCTTAGACTCCCATCCACGATCAACGAGGAGGCTGATGACTGCTGCTTCAAAGTCTTTTTCCTTGCTAAATTCCACGTCACTCTCTCCCTATATAAACATCTTCTGCACCAAGGCAGACTTCATCTGCTTCAGCTTTGCAATTTTCTGCGCTTGAGCGGTTATGGCGTTCTCTAATGTGTCAAAGTATTCGCCGATTTTCTGTTGCTCTTCCATGTGAGGGAAGGGAATCGGCATATCGAAAAACACATCATCTTTTATTGAGAAACGGTCATACCGTGCGCCGTTATCCCCATTATAGAACATATAGGTGTGCCAATATTGGCTCTTAAAGAACCACTCCAAATAGGCATAATCTATATCATGTGGTCTAAAAACCGTATAGAGAGGTGACATAATCCCTTTGCGTTTCAACTTATTTCTGTTAATAGGTCCAACTGGAGCATTAGTTGAGATTCTGGGATTATACACAAAGTCGTTCTCTGCCACGATATAGTAGCCATTGATATTATCGGCATTGGAAATATCGTGGTCAAAATAGTCCCGCTGGCTGATAATACCATACTCTGCGGAATTGGTAAAAGTCTCGGTATACTCCCGATAGTCGTTTCTCTCTATGACTTTTCTTGCGATATCTTTGAGCAGCGCATATCCCCACTCTTCCTCAAACTCCACGAACCGAATCTGAGGGACACTCTCCCCCTCTTGCAGAAACATCCTCTGTAGCATGGCTTTTTTGAAAGCGAGGAGTTTTTCGTATCGAATAGTGGCGATGTTGATGATGGAATCTAGCTGAGAGAAAATATTACCTATTTTTTTTTGTTCAGATTTAGACGTTATGGGTATATCGATAATTTTCATTCCATCAAGATCTATGCTTTTCCCATCTCTGATTCCATAGACATGAGAACTCAGCAATACATCAACAAAAAAACACGATCTAAAGAAAGGATAATAAAAATTAGTAACAGCATCGTCACTATGGAATGTATGGTATGCTGGACTTACAATGCCATCCGAATTAGATTTTTCAAGCCCACCTTCAAACGACCTCAGATGGACTATAAAGTCCCCTTCTTTAATTTTTTTATACCCAGATAAATTTTCTTTATCATATTGAATATTTCGATTTGATTCATCGCGTAAAACTGTTCCATGCCCTTGAACTATAGTCAAAGCAGGAAGTTCAGTATGGTTTTTCTCCGTGTATTCTTGGAAAACACTCCCAAAAGGTTTAAGGCTCCACTCACCATCAAACTCGCCGAACCGAATCTCCGGCACTTTTTTTCGAATATCCACGGTCACCCCTCCAAAAGTCGCCGAAACTCGTGTAATCCGTTCATGTCAAAGTCATTTCCCTTCATGCCGTCCATCATGCCGGAGAGCTTCTTCTCGGCAAAAGTGCGCCGTTCCTCCACCTCGGAAAATGTCACCTTGTATTTCTGAGTCAAGGCATTGATTTTCTTGACCAGTTCACCGATAATCACAACAGGCATGGCGTAAATATTGGTCACCAGCGGCTGAATCCATTTCAAATCCAAAAGATGCTTTGCCGTGTCACCGTCCAAATTCTCAATGGTCTCCTTGGTCTTAGCATGAAGCTCAGCAGACATTGCCTTAATTTCACGTTTTAATTCAGCTTCTTTTGCCATCGTTTTAAACACACGGAGCATCTTTGCCTCATAGGAGTCTTCCGGAAATTCAAAAGCCAGCTTAAGTGAAAGAATCCGGCTTTCCACAACCCTCTTACCGTATAATCCACTGGAGCCCATCTCCATAGACACCCAATCAACAGCCGAGGTGTTTTCGATATAGGCGAGCTTGTCCTTCTTTTTGTTCAGTTCCAGATATTTAACAAGAGCGATGGTTTCCTCGGTTTCCACTTCCTTCAAAATAGCGTTGCAAACAGCCTCAACTGTTTTTGAATTGAACGCGGTATTGCTGTCGTTTAGGATCTCTCCTCCTTTTTCATCCTCGCTAAGGGAATCGATAATCTCACTATAAACTGCGATAGTGTCTGCCAGTTCATCTTCTTTTTGCCGCAGATTCGCCAGTTCCAGAGGCATGAGTTCCTTCTGCACCAAAAGGAACGGCAAAATATGTCCCTTCCACCCTTTTTGTACTTCCACCTTGTCCTCATTCTCATTCTCTTTCTTCTTCAGCACCATATTGGGGTCTACCTGCATTACGGCAGAGAAGCCCTCCGTCTGAATCATTTCAAGATCGGGGGAGATAATCTGCCAAGCCTCATCCAAAATCTGATACACACGATAGCGATCTATCGCCTTGACATCGGTCAGACGTCCGAAAATATTGCCACAGATTTTTTCTTCTTCTTGCACAATGTTTATACGGCGCATTTTAGTGATAAGATCATCCTTGAGTATTTCCTCGAAGCCGTCAAATCTGGCGATATAGTCTGCTTTGTAGCGGATAGCTGCTTCATGACTTGTTGTGAAGTCCAGCACATTTTCACAAACCGTCTCCACATAATCCGAGGAAATCTCCCGGAAAAGGCTCTCCCTAAGTCCTGGCAAAGCCTCCCAATAACTCGATAAGGCATCAAGCTCCACTTTAGGAATGCCTCCAAACATAATGGCGTGTACATCCCAATTCTCTGCAGGCTCCGCCGAGGATACATAACGAGGAATATTCAGATTATAGCCGTTCTCCCGAATTTCTTCCTTGGACACACGCCGGGAAAAACGGTAAATTTCGGATCTGTCCCGCACCGTATCGGCAATACGTTTGATATCCGATGCCCGCAGTCGGTTGTTTTTATCAGCCTTCTCATATCCTTTGGAAGCATCGATGAACAGCACATCCGTTGACTCTCGCTTACGCTTCAGTATCATGACAATGGTGGCGATGCTGGTGCCAAAAAATATATTGGCAGGAAGGCCGATGATGACATCAATATTGTTTTTCTCGATGAGGTTTTTACGAATTTCCTCTTCCTCGTTGCCCCGGAACAGCACACCGTGTGGTAGAACGATGGCCATGATGCCGTCCTCTTCCAAGTGATAGAGATCATGAAGCAGGAACGCATAGTCCGCCTTTCCTGCCGGTGCAACTCCGTAGCTGGAAAAACGGGGATTACTTTTTTGGTTTTTATTGTCCCATTTCTGGGAGTATGGTGGATTTGACACTACGGCACTCACATGCAGCAAGCAGTAGGTGGCCGGGTCATCGTCCTCGAAGAAAGGCCAGTCCTCCTCCAAAGTATCACCGTTGCGGACATTGAGGCTTGCCGGCTCAATACCACGCATCACCAAATTCATGCGAGTCAAGTTATAGGTGTTTTCCTTCAGTTCCTGCGCATAGTATTCAACCCTGCTCGATTCCATTCGTTTGGAGACAGATCGACCAATGTTGATTAACAGTGATCCAGAACCGGAAGTTGGATCTATTGCCGTATCTAAATTGATACAATCTAACGAAACACCCAAACGCACATAACGATGCACACGCACACCGTGTGCAGATTTGCACCTCCCTCATAACGATGCCGTGTTCATCGTTACGGAATATGAGTTTCTGTATTTTCAGCATCTATGCGTACCGTATGCCTCATGAACCCGAGTTTTTCATGATTTATATTCGGAGCGTTCAGGTCATCATATTGAGGCTGCACCGTACAGGTTTCCACTCCTTACAATGAACCAGAACATCTCGTCGCCCCGTCATATGTATTTTTTGAATACTGCTTTCATTTTGAGCATGACATCGATCAGCCAGTCGAACTGTTCCGACCACTGACTGCGGTCTGAGAGGGACACGCTTTTCTCAAGAATGATACGGCTCGCCTTGCGCTCCGGCAGTTCCCGCCAATCAAAGGAGAGTCCGCATTCCTGCTCGATGGCATCCTTGTCCTGCAGCAGTGCGTGAAACATATCCTTATCTTCGTTAATATAAAGTTCCACGTCCAATTCGTCTCTTTTCTGTATCCGAGACACAACGAAATGGCAGGCAGACGATCCAATGCTGAAGTCCATCCAATGATCTGTAGAGGGCTTTCTGCGCTTGAAGTTTTTTGCGAACTGTGCATTCTGGAAAGCGTAGTCCTGAAATGCCACCCAGTACTCGTATCTCTGTTGCTGCGTCGCGCCGGTCATCTCGGTCTTCTTGACCTCTTTCGTCCAGTCATTCGGTTTTTCAACGACCTCAAACTTGACGGCGGGCGCGGAATCGCCGATCCGGTACAGCTTGATCTCGCAGAGGAAAAATCCAATTTTTTCATCCGTGTGGTAGTTCAACCATTCGATGGCCGCCTTGTGTTCCTCACGCGCACGCTTCACGACCCAGATAATGACATCTGCCGATTTGCCGGACGCATATGTGATGAGTTTGCCGAGATGATCGTGATCCGTATCACCCAGCTGATTCTCGATGATGATTTTCCGCTCCGTCCCGGTTTCTGAGGCAGAAAGATCCACATGAAAATCCCCGACCAACGACTCCGTTTCATCCACCGTAATATCAATCCCCACGGCATCGGCAAGAAGCGCGATGTTATCGTCCTCCGAAAGCCACGGCGTAAAATCCGCCGCCTCGTGCGGCCACACCGTCCGCAAGTCCTTGATTTCCTCGAGTATGCCCAAATTCGCCATTGCTATACTCCTCCCTGCATTGTCATTCTCTTTCCCAATTTTGACACAGGAGAGGAGTTTTTTCAATCCCAAATGAAAAAAGCACCCGACCGTAGCCGCGTGCCGTTCTCTTGTTATGCCTGTATTTCCGAACCGTCCCGGAAGGTGACCGTGATTGCCTTGTCTCTGCCCACCGTGATGAACTCGACCATGCCGCCCCAAAGGCTGCCGTCAAACTCGCTGATCGTGCCGTCCTGAGTCTTCAGCATCTTGATGAAGTCCGTTAGCCGCTCGCTCTGTGCTTCCTTTGCAGAGATGGCGGCTACGACCGCATCGTACCGCGTCTTTGCGTCATCATATCGTCGGACAATCCCGTCATAGCGTTTCCGGTATTCTTCCTGATCCTGCGCAACACGGGCATTCTCTGCCACGATGTTCTGCGTCATTTCCACAAGCAACGCCATTTCTTCCTCCAGTTTGCCCTTTTCTTCCTGCAGGGCATCTGTGACGCAGAGCGTTTTGCGGATGATCTCCGCATTGGCGATGATCTCTTTCTTCTCGGTGACCAGTTGATTGTACGCCGAAATGAACGCCGCCTTGACCTCTTCCTCCGTGACATGGGGCGTCTCGCACTTCTTACCGTTGTACTTGCGGTTGCAGCGATAAATGACCCTGCGGTAGCGGTCTGTGGAATGCCAGACCTTCGAGCCGTACCACCCGCCGCAGTCGGCACACTTTATCTTGTTGGAGAAGATACTCACGCCGCTATAACGTGAACCGCTCTTCGTACGCTTGGCAATTTCTGCCTGCACCATGTCGAACACCGCAGGGCTGATGATTGCTTCGTGGTTGCCCTCCACATAGTATTGTGGAATCTCCCCCTCGTTCTTTTTCATCTTTTTCTGTAGGAAGTCTACCGTAAACTCCTTCTGTAAAAGGGCATCGCCCTTGTACTTCTCGTTTGAGAGCATCCGGCGCACCGTCTGTTGGTTCCACACATCCTTGCCCGCAGGCGTCTTGATGCCACGGCTCGTCAGATTGGCAGCAATGGAATGCGGCGTCATGCCCTCAAGGAACAGGTGGAAAATGAGCCGCACCGTTTCTGCCTGCTCCGGATTGACCACGATCTTGCCCGTCTCCTTATCCTTATCCAGTCCGAGGAAGCGGCTGTAGGCAAAGCTGACCTTACCGTCCGCCATGCGCTTCCGCTGTCCCCAAGTGACGTTCTCGGAAATGGAGCGGCTCTCCTCCTGTGCAAGACTCGACATGATGGTGATGAGCAGCTCCCCCTTGGAATCCAGGGTCCAGATGTTTTCCTTCTCGAAAAAAATCTCTATGCCCTCGTCCTTCAGCTTTCGCACCGTGGTAAGGCTGTCTACCGTGTTCCTTGCGAAACGGCTTACGCTCTTGGTGACGATAAGGTCGATCTTCCCGGCAAGGGCATCTGCAATCATCGCCTTGAAGCCCTCGCGTTTTTTGGTGCTTGTCGCCGATATTCCTTCGTCCGTATATATGGCTACGAACTCCCAATCATCTCGGCTCTTAATGTAACTTGTGTAGTAATCGACCTGCGCCTCGTAGCTTGTGGACTGATCTTCATGGTCAGTGGAAACGCGGGCATATCCGGCAACGCGGCGTTTCTTCGTGCTGTTTATCGGTGTGGCCGTGTATCGGCTAATGGTAGCCGGTATCGCGGTTACTTTTCTTTGCGCCATGATCTCCCTCGCTCCTTCCGCAATTGCTTCATGTGTTCGCTCATCCGTTGTCGCACTTCCGGTGTGTAGCTGCCCTTGATGGATTTCTTGAACTTTTCCCTCTGCGCGTCCGTCCATCGTCTGCCTGCCCGTTTCGGCAGCTCCCATGTACTGCTGACTGCACTGCCGTCCTTGAAATGAAAAACAATCTCCGTTGCGGAAAGCACATCGATGTGGTCAATCTGCCTGTCGAACTCGGCATCGTCAAACGTGGCAATGCCGAGCACCTGTGCGATGAAGGGCTTCAGTAAGTCCTCACGCAATCCGACCGTTCCACATTCGTTCCGCTCGGCACAACGCCAGTAGTAGGCTTTCCCGCTTTCCGATGTGGAGGAGGGCTGCGTGGCTCTGCGGAAATTGCACCCGCACCCCGCGCACTTAATCTTGCCCGTCATGACGGAGGATCCTTTGCAGTTCGGTTTCTTCCTGCGCTTCTCGGAGGTCTTCGCTCTGTATTCTGCCGTCCAGCAATCCCGGTGTCCCGTGTTAGGACACTCCTTCGTAACAATACTGCCGTCCTTCAGATGGAACTCCAGCACATATCGCTCTGGCACATTGATGAAGTCCACCTTGTCGCTGAACGCACCCTCATCGAACTCATCCAAGCCGAGAACGGCGGCACAAGCCTTTTTCAGATTTTCGTGGTTGATGCTGCCACCGACAGGACACCTGCCGCCTTTTTTCTTGCGTGACCCGCAAGCCCAATACTCCGTATAACCTCTGTCCGTGCGTTTGCTGTGGGCATAGCTGATTCCGCAGAACGGGCATTTCAGTTTTCCCGAAAAGCAGGTGAGGTTCAGGCTCTTGTTCGCCCTCGGCCCCATCTCTTTTCGCCGCGCAATCTCCGACTGTACATAGTCGAAGGTCTCCTTGTCGATGATGGCTTCATGGCTGTTCTCCACCAGATATTGCGGAAGCTCTCCACAATTTTTGATTTGCCTGTGCGTCAGCGCATTTTCCGCATGGTATTTTTGCAAAAGCAAACAGCCCGTATAGTGGATGTTTGTAAGTACCACCTTGATGTTGGAATCCACCCAACGACATCCGGCTCTGGTGGTAATGCCCTCAGCGGCGAACTCCCGCTCTGTTTCAAGCCGAGACTTACCGTCAAGGAAGTTTTGAAAAATTCGCTTCACCACGGCGGCTTCATCGGGGATAACCACAAGGCGTTCTCCTTCCCAGCGATAGCCGTAAATGCGAAAGTGGCCGTTTGGTATTCCTTTTTCAAATCGCTTTCTCGTACCCCACTTCACATTGTTGGAAATACTGACGCTCTCTTCCTGTGCAAAACTGCCCAAGATGGACAAGAGCAATTCCCCATCGCCATTCATGGAGTTGATGTTTTCCTTCTCGAAGCGCACTTCTACACCGAGGTTTTTTAGGTGTCGTACCGTTTCCAATAAATCAACCGTATTGCGAGCAAAACGCTGGATAGATTTTGTGAGGATAATATCGATTTCTCCGTTGTCGGCGGCTTCAATCATGCGCTTGAAGCCCTCCCGCTTTTTGATACCAGTGCCTGATATGCCGTTGTCCGTAAATACGCCGGCGTAAACCCACTCGGGATTCTTTTGAATGAGCGCACTATAATAGCTGATCTGTGCCGACAAGGAATGGTTGAGTCTGTCCGTTTCCATCGAAACACGGGCATAAGCCGCCACTCGTTTTTTTGCCTTCAGAACCGCCACGGTCGGCGTTATACGTGTAATCTTTGGCATTTGTATCACCCTCACCATATATCACTGAAACGGAGCGTGAAGTCAACGCCATATCGGAAAATAATGTCCCTAAAATTGGTCTGTATTTTTCGAGAAAAATCTTATCTGCCGCACGGTATTCTTCCAATGATATAATGCCGTCTGAAAGCATTTTTCTGGCGATGTGCATGGTCGTCTGGTAAAGCTTTTCTTTCCGAAAATCTTCTTTACGCATCACTGACACCAACTTTGAAGCGGTCGGAAATATAACATTTGTGGCTGCAATACTTCCTGCGCCTGTCGCCATAAATTCGAAACACCTTGCCACAGTACAGGCATCGGAAATCATAGATCGCTTTGCGCTTTACCCGGTCAAGGTGCGCATTCCACCAGACATTTCTGCACTTATCACAGCAGAAGCGCCGTTTCTTCTGCTTGGCAATTTGATGAATCTCTCTGCCGCAGTTCTCGCACCTAGCTGTCTCGCCGCAGCATGGTGCAAGAGGTTCGACCACCGCATTCCCGTTGATGTCATGTCTGCGACAGAAAGACTTTATTGTGTTCAGCGATATGCCGAGCGTCTTGGCAATCTTACCGTAGCCGTTTCCGGATGCACGGAGTTTTATGATCTGCATTTTCTGATTTTCAGTCATAGCAATTCCTCTCCTTTGCGCGATAAGAGGGAGTATCCCCCTACTATCTACCGAAAAACTTAACCCCCTACAGCACGGCAAAAAAAATTGCCCGTGGAGGAAAGCCCATCCACGGGCAGAGCGTTATCCGTATTCATTTATCTCTGAGGCTGTGCATCATATCCTGCAATTTCTGCGGAACGGGAAGCCCCATTCGCGCTGCGTTCTCGATGATCGAGATTCCTTCATTCGAGATGTAGAAGAAGATCA